TTCTGCAAGAGCAATCTGCCGCATAGTTGTGTATGCTTTATTTTGTTCTGGTGTCAGTTCAACCATTCGTTTCTCAAAAACTTTATCTGGTAGATCAAGACAATCTTCTTTTAAGATTCTATATGAAAACTTACTGACGATATCAGACAACTCGCCAAGGTTACGGTAACTATTGTTAGGACGAACAATGTTTACCGAACGACCACCAACGTTAATTGTCTGCATATTGGCATAGCGTGCTCTAAATGTGTAGTATGAACTGTGTCCTAGTAAATCCTCATCTAAGAACTCACATTGTGCATACAAATCCAATGGGCTTTTAGTGACAGGGCTTCCTGTCATAATTCTTTTGTAATACGCATAACGGCTAACGGCCACTATATTCTTAGTCCTTTTGGCAGATGGAGTCTTAATGGTAGTGCTTTCATCAATAGCCATCATTGACTTGTAGGCCATCAAAAACTTTTCTGCGGCTTCCATTCCAGGTTTAGAAGAGAACGCTTCTATATTCATTACAAACAAAGTTAGTGAAGGATCTCTAGTAGTCACAAATAATTGATCTAACAGTTCTTGATCTTGCTTAGAACGAGAGCTTGGAGCAGTCCATTGAAAGGTTCTACATTCAACATGATCTGGTAGATGAGTAGGTATCTCTTGTTCTATCCAGTTTTTGTAAACACCTTTTGGAGCTACAATAATTGCACCAGCTATTTTGCCTTCATCGTATAACATGGCAATATTATCTAGTAGTATTTTTGATTTACCTGTGCCCATTTCACAAAAAAGAGCAAAGTTTTTCTTTTTATACGACACTTTTAATGCATCAATTTGATGCTGATACGGTTTTGTTTTAAAGCGATAGTCCATGGTTTGTGCCATCCCTCCTCCCTATTATTTCTTTATTAAATTAATTACTTTTCTTTCTTGATTTATTATATAAGATGATTATATTAAATGTCAAGAAAGTATTTATGACTGTATATTGTATTCAAGAGCCACCAGGAACGGCGCAAGGCATGCCAAAGTATAACGTGATGAAAGCGTTGCCTTTTGGTGAAGTTGAGTTTCTGTTTTCAGAGCGAGCTCAGTTGATATATAGTGCAGGCTCATTTATACATTCACTAAGAAAGAAACTAGAAGGCTATAATGATGAAGATTATTTGTTACTTGTTGGCGACCCAGCAGTTATTGCTGTTGCAGCTGTCGTGGCTTCGGAAAGAAACCATGGTAAGTTTAAGTTGCTAAAGTGGGATAGAATGGCGGGTAAATATTATCCTTTGTCTATAGACCTTTATAACAAGGAGAAGAAAGAAGATGATGAATGAACTGGACTACGACGGCGAACTGATAAACTTTGAGAACGATCAATTGGAGAGAGTGAATGACTCGGGTCTCCTTAGTATCGCAGATTGTTGTCAAAATTTGGTCGATCTTGAGAACGAAGCACTCACCCTCGAGAATCAATTGAAGCATATAAAAGAACAAATTGTAAGTATCAGGAACGAAAAAATACCTCAGTTAATGAGAGAAAAGAACTTGACACAATTAAAATTAAATGATGGAAGTGCAATAGAAATTAAAAACTTTTACGGAATTAGTGTGCCAAAAGACCCAGATCAACGGGCAACGGCATATCAATGGCTTCGTGACAATAACTTAGGTGATATCATCAANAATGAAATATCAGCTAGGTTTGGTCGTAACGAAGACGGAAAGGCATTGGAGTTTTCCAAGTTAGCCACCGCCAATGGGTATGAGGTTCAACAAGATTTAAAAGTTGAGCCCATGACCCTTAAAGCAACTCTTCGGGAACTGCACGAAAAAGGTGCAGAGCTACCACCTGAAGATATATTTAAAACGTTTGTTGGTAGGCAAGCAAAAGTAACAAGGAAAAAATAACAATGAATAAAGTAACAAAAACAACGAAAAACGAAGTAGTAGCTATGGACACTGATATGTTTTTAGCAGATTCGGAAACACAGAGCGGCCTTGAGAACGTAAGTTCCACGGACGATTTAGCACTTCCATTTTTGAAAGTGTTGAGTCAACTCTCTCCACAATGCAACAAGACAAGTAATAATTATGTAGAAGGCTCAGAGCCAGGCATGATTTACAATACTGTGTCTGGTAGTTTGTATGATGGAGAACAAGGTATTGATATAATACCTTGCCACTATAAACGTGAGTTTATAGAGTGGGGCGAGCGCGGAAAAGGTAGCGGTGCACCCGTAGCAATACATGGAGCGGAGTTTGATTTAAGTCAAGCACCGAGAGACTCTAACTATCAAAACAGATTGCCTAACGGTAACGTCATTGACGAAACTGCGAATCATTATGTCTTGGTTGTAAGTGAGGGCGGTTATGAGCAAGCTCTTATTACCATGAAGGCTACACAAAGAAAGGTTTCACGTAAGTGGAACTCCATGATGCTTGGCTTAAAGATGCAAGGTAAGAACGGACCGTTTACACCTCCTTCTTATAGTCACATCTATAAGCTAAAGACCGTACCACAGTCTAATTCAAAAGGGACTTGGTTTGGTTGGGACATTCAAAAGATTGGTCCCGTCAGTACAAAAGGCATTTATGATGCAGCAAAATTGTTCTCTCAAGCGGTAGGCAAGGATGCGGTCAAGGTGTCTCATGAGGAAGAAGCACAAGCTGCTACTTCAAGCTCATACTAAGAAAACTAGGGCGGCGCAAGCCGCCCTTTTACATAAAGGGACAAAATGAAAAAGAAATTTATAGAGATATTTAGTGGGCTTAATATTGCTTACGGAAAATTTATACCTGAAGATAAAAACGATGCAGGTAAACTACAAGGAAAGAATCAAATAATAAGACAGCCAGAGGGCTTACCAGAATCTTTGTGGGAAGATCATTTAAGTGGTAAAGCAAGTTTAGGAATAATACCTATTGATAAGAATAATGAATGTCGATGGGGCTGTATTGACATCGACGTATACAATGGCTTTAGTCATTTAGAATTAATTACAAAAATTAGAAAACATGGACTACCTTTGATTGTATGTAAATCAAAAAGCGGTGGCGCTCATGTCTTCATCTTTTTCACTGTCCCTGTGAAAGCGGGTCTTGTGCAGTCTAAATTAAAAGAATACTCTTCTTTTTTAGGCTGTGCAGGCTCTGAGATTTTTCCAAAACAAGTAAAATTATTATTGGATAAGGGTCAAACAGGAAACTATTTAAACTTACCTTACTTTAACGCTGAGGACAGCCAACGTCATGCTTTAGATGATGACGGTAATCCTTGCAGCATAGAACAGTTCTACACATTGTATGATATCTACGCTCAAGAAAACGTGAATAAGGAGTATATAAAATTAGAAGATTTTTTTGTAGATGGTCCTCCTTGCTTAAATACAATGTATTCAAACGGCATACCTGAAGGCGGTCGCAATGAGACAATGACAAATATTGCTGTTTACTATCAAAAGTCTGGAGAGAAAAAGATTAAATTAAAACTGTTAACGGTCAACGAAGACATATGTGACCCACCATTAGATGAAAAAGAAATTGATATTATAGTTAATTCTATTACTAAAAAAGAATATGACTATGGGTGTAACAAAGAACCTTTGACATCAAACTGTAATAAAAAACAATGTTACAAAAGGAAGTATGGTAAAGGCAAAATTGATTTAGATTTTGAGCCAACGGGATTAGACAGATATGGGTCTGATCCTCCGTTGTGGTTTATGAGTTTAGAGGGCGGAGGTTCTTTAGAATTAACTACTGACGATTTATTAATTCAAAGTCGTTTTCAAAAAGCATGTACAGAACAATTAAAAATGGTTCCTAGTGCATTACCGGCACCTAGATGGGTAGAGAAAATAAGAGAACTGGTTGTTCACTCAAATGATGTTTCTGAGATAGGTATTACAAAGAAAGAAGAGTTTCTTGATTATCTAAAAGAATGGTGCACTAGTAAAGGTGCTGCTGAAACCAAAGAAGAACTAAAGTTAGGAAAGCCTTGGTTAAACAGAGAAGCGAATCAAAACAGAAAGCATCATTTTTTGTTATTAGATTTAGAAGAACATTTAAAAAAGAAAAAATTTATAGCTTTTAATAGACCGAAAATAGCAAGGACTCTTAGAGACATTGGGGGAAACATAACCAGTGTGAACATGGATGCTGCCGGAGGAAAAAAGATTAAGATGAAAGTATGGTCAGTACCCGAATTTTTAGATGAGATGGACGACGTTGAAACAAAGATTCCAGACATGACAGACAAGAAAGAGTATGAAGCTTAATGTGTAAAGTTATAAAACTACTAGGTCCTCCTGGTACCGGCAAGACCACAACTCTTTTAAACTATGTAGAAGAAGAGCTAGAAAAAAATGAGATAGATAAGATTGGTTATTTTTCTTTTACAAGAAAAGCGGCACACGAAGCAAGAGACCGTGCTGTAGTGAAGTTTGAGTTGGATGCAAGAGATTTTAAATGGTTCTCTACTTTGCATTCTTGTGGCTATCACTCGATTGATTTAGATGGCAAAGCTGTTATGGAAAAGTCTCAGTACATTTCTTTTGCAGATAAGATTGGTTTAAAAGCAAAACTTGCTGTGGACAAAGAAACAGGAATGACGGACAACGTATACTTGACTCATCACAATTTAGCCAGAGCTCGTGGTATTTCATTACAAGAACATTATAAAAAGTATGTTGATTCTTCTGTTGTGGACTGGAGATTTTTACAATATTTTTCTGAAGCTTACGATCAATANAAAGAAGTAAATGGTTATATAGATTATTGTGANATGTGTTATGAGGCGGTCAATAATAACTTGCTGCCAGCTCTTGATGTTGTCTTCATTGACGAGGCTCAAGACTTGACTCCTTTGCAGTGGTCCATGGTAGAGCATTTTGCTTCTACAGCTAAGAAGTTATATTTAGCAGGAGACGATGACCAAGCTATATACAGGTGGCTTGGCGCGGATGTCGAACGATTCATAGATTATCCAGCAGAAGAAATTGTTTTGCCAAAGTCCTACAGGGTAAAAAAACAAGTACAAGAGTTTGCTCAAAGTATTATAAAAATTACAAAAAATAGAATTGAAAAAGAATGGGAGCCTACGGAAGAAGAAGGTCTTGTGAAGTACCATCAGAACGTTGAGAGCGTTGATTTGCTTGAAGGCAACTGGCTGATACTAGGAAGAGATAAATTTATTTTAAGTAAGCTAGAAGAAGAGTGTCGTAATCAGGGTCTTTGGTACGAGAAACAAGAATTCAAAAAAACTGTAAGGCCTATAGCACAAAGAATGTTCGACGCGATTATAGGTTGGAACAGTCTGTCCGATGGAGAAATGATAGACAAGAAAACAATTAAAAAAATATTTCATTATAAGAATTCCACAGAAGAAACATTAGAAAAGATACTTATTATGAACGACAAACATTTATATGATATGGAAACATTAAAAGTATTGTTGGGGCCTTTTAGTGTAGGAGAATGGAGTCAAGCATTAGATAAAATTAATATTAAAGATAGAGCGTATTTACTTCGCCTTGGACTAGGGAGAGAAGATATAAAGAAGAAACCTAGGATAAAACTTTCTACTATTCATGGTGCAAAAGGTGGCGAATGTGATAATGTATTACTTGCGACAGACATGAACATAAAGACATATACAGCGTATCAGAAAGACTCTGACGACGAACAACGTGTTTTTTACGTTGGCTCAACACGTGCAAAGAATGAGCTTCATGTTTTACTTCCTCAAACAACGATGCATTTTAGGTTTGCTTTATGATTTTTAAAAAGAAACAATCTGCCTACGATAAACAAATAGGCGGTAACCATTATAATAAGTTTCCTATACAACCTGCAGACTTTATTAATAAAAATAAACTATTGTTTGCTGAAGGTAATGCAATCAAGTATATTATGAGACA